GCGCATAAAGAGTATTCCTATCAACCACTCGCGAGTGAGGAACGATTTTAGCAATCTCGTTTTGAATTGCGTCTAAGTACTTAGCTGAAGTTGCATCTATATCATTTTCAGATATGATGTGTTCTAATTCGTAAGAAGGATAACCATCTCTATTTAAATAGGTGTAGTATTCTTCAATAAAAGAAATAAGATTCTCTGCGTTTTCCTCTAAGTATTGAGGAAAAATTTCTCTTACTTTTTCTCGCTCGTGACTAGAAGGATTGAAAGTTGCTTTATGGTAATGTGACATTATGCGTCTCTTGATATTGTGGTATAACCAATCGCTCCAGTTGATCCAGCTGTTGCGATAGAATCTATTTGTGAGCTAATAACTGTATGCGCACCTGCGTCAATTTCTATTATTTCATTCCTTGAAGGAGCTATATCGGCCGATGCAGGTTTTACAAAAATAGAAATTTCAGTATCAGCATCAATATCAAAATCATCAATTGTAACTATACCTCTTAGAGTGTCTATAGTTCCAACATTACGTTTTTCCATAATATTTATTTTTGTATTAGTGTCAATGATATACCGATATATGTTTCTTAAGTGCGGTGTAGTAGATGGCTCATCTGCTAAATAATGTTTAATATTATTAATTATAAACGCACTTGTCGATATTGACGAAGCCGTTGAATCGCCAGGTTCTTCTAACGCGAAATTAAAATTAATTTTATATTGGCTGGTGTTAAGAGTAGTGGCTGTGAATTTTTTATACGCCTTTAATCTTAATGTTGCGCTCAAAATCGATGTGTCTAAATTTACAAGATAAGTCAATAGTTGTGAATTTCTAAACACGCCTTCGAAGTCTGAAAGATAAGCGCTATTGTATGTAGTTAAACCATTTCTTATTAATGAACTTATACCTGCTTCACCAGCATCAGTAAGAGTAGAATTGAATTTTGTAAATACATCAAAATAAAGGTATACATAAGATGGATCTACTATTTTTGGTTTTACAGTAAGAACGCCTTTCCTATTTAAAACCGGTAGAAGCGCAGCCTTTTCTGCGTTAGATAATGTTTCACCATTCGTAGGTTTTATTGATATAAAAACGCTACCGTACTCGGGTTCAGCGTTATCTTCACCTCCCCAAACAGACACTGCCGAGGCGTTGACATTATTTCGCACGAGCGCTACATAGTCATCAGGTGTAACTGCCCTATTTTGTGCAAGATAATTTAAAGGTGCATTGGCACGAATACTTTCAATCGTTTCTTTACTACCTCCACCAGTTGATGTGCCCGATGGAGTGATGATTGGTTTACTTGCAACGCTATCAAACAAAGAATCTGTGGTTGTAAATGCTGATAAGCCATTAGCGTCTATTCCGTCAGTTACTAAATATTGAATTTTAATTATACTTCCAGCCGAAGGCTTTGAACCAATGATATCATCTCCAAAGCTAACTTCGTATTTGCCATTGGGATTCTCGCTGATAAAATACACTAAAGAATCTCCATCAAGCCCTGCTAGTTCTGAGAACTTAGAGTATGTTTCTTGCTGTGTAGAATTAGCATTTGGAAAGCTACTTACTGTAAGCTTAGTTATATCTATGCTTTCATCAGGTATTTCAAATTTTAAATTTTCTGCCTGGCTATCAAAAACAAAACTACGAGTTTTCAAAGTACCTTGAAAAACTTCAAATGGAACAGTAGGAGTACCAACCTCACTTATATTCACAAACGAATATGTCGTACCACTTAATGTGTCGGTCGTAGTAAAAGTAGTTCCTGTTGGAATAGATAAAATGCTTTGATCTACATTCGTGAGTGCAAGAGATATGCGAGAAGCACTTACACTATGAGGAATGTATCCAAGTGTTTTTGCACGGGCTACTACGTTTTTTCTTAATTGCGCAGACGCGATAAATCCTTCATTCGCGGCTAAGTGAGCTAAGATAGCATTATAGTGTGTGTTATACGCAAGTATATCTAAAATCAGATTAAGACCAGAACCTTCATAGTCAAAATCACTAAAGGTAGAATCTGCCCTTTTGTAATATGCTTTAATTGCATTTTTAATTTCGTCGAAATCTAATTCTGTAACGTTAAACTGTTTCATATTATCTTATTCTATTGAGGAAAAACGAAACCTCTGTATTTGTGTTAGATGAGTTAATTGTAAAAAGAATAGTAACTAATATTCTATTTTGCGCATCGTTTACTTCAATCTGCACTTCAGTATTACTGATTCTTGGCTCATTTTTTCTTAAAAGACGTGTGATTTCATCCCTTAGCGCGATGGCGGTAAATTTATTTGTACTTTCAAAAAGGTACGCTGTAACATTTCCACCAAGTTCAGGATGAAACGGTCTATCTACATAGTTTGATAATACTAAAACTTTCACTGCTTGTCTCACAGCTGCGATGTCGGTAATAGGTCGAATATCCTTAGTGTTAGGATGAATCGCAAACGATAAAGGTATGTCTGAGTAAAGTCTGTTTGACGCAACATTTCTTGAAACCTTTTCGTTTTTATTATAATCTGACAACAGCATAATTGTATTTATACGAGATTCAAGGTTGTTCCTATTATAAATAAACATATAACAAAAGGAACTAAAAATTATGGCTGAAGTAAAAATATCCGCACTAGACGAAGCAACAGCAGCAGATGGCACTATCATCATCCCTGTAATAGCAGGAGGGACAACTAAAAGAATAACGTTATCTAATCTGCTTTTTACTGATTCAATTGGTGCAGCTCAACTAGCAGAAAATTCAGTTGGAGCGTCTGAAGCTTCGGCCGGTTTAACAAGTTCATTGGCATCAACCGTTGCTAGTAGTATAACACCAAGTAGTATTGGTGCTTCTACGACTGCTGCGACCGCGGCCGCTCAGACCGACGCAGACGCCGCTAATACCTTAGCAGCTGCTAAGGTAAAAACATTTTCACAAGCTACTGCTCCAAGCGCAACTACAGTTGGTGATCTTTGGGTTGATACAGAATCAACTCAACTTTATCGCGCAACATCAACAGGCTCAACTAGTTGGGTTGGCCAAGATATCGTAGCGGTTAATTCAATTACTACTAATAAATTCTCAGGCAATTCAGTAACAGCACGTATAATTGCATCAAATTCTATTACTGCAAATTCAATTTCAACCGCCACGATTGATGCTATAACTGTTACTGCAGCTAATATTGATACAAATGCTATTACAACACAAGTATTAAACTCGATAGTAATCAACTCGTCGATGCTTGGGGCTAATGTTGTTACTGCAGATAATATCTTAGCTAACAGTGTTACAGCGACACAAATAGCAGCCAATTCAATTACTGGAAAACAAATATCTGCAGACGCTGTTAATGCAAATCACATAACTGCACAAACCATTTCAACGTTTTCTCTAAGTGCAGACCAAATAACAACAGGTACTCTTAGTGCAAATAGAATTGGTACAATTACACTTGACGCATGTTCTATTACAGCAACTCAAATAGCAGCCAACGCAGTGACTGCTCACCAAGTTGCAGCAGGCGGTGTTACTGCAATTCATATTGCTAATAATTCAATTTCGACCGGATCCGTTATATCCAACTCGATTACATCTGCATCGATAACATCTGATAACCTTTCTTTAAAAGGAACTCTTGATGGAGGCTTTGATGGACAAATCACAGGCCCTGATGGAAGTGGTACTTATACTTTTAATCTAGGCACTAAAGGATTTATATTCCATGCTCCTTCTGGAACAGCGGTAGTGAATACTCTTGTAGCTCGTAACAATATTGTTACTGGTAATATGATTAGTTACGACGAAAGTCTAGGAGGATTAACAACTGATACGAATGGTAAAATTAAGATTGATGTTGACGATGAAACACTTAAAATTGCAGGTGGTAAACTTGAAATAGGAACTGTTCCAAGTAATGCTATAGCAAATGCTTATCAAGATATTAATTGGACAGGATATTCTGGAGGGATTGAAAATACTGGTTTCCGCACCGACGTGCGCGGCCTCACAGGCGGCGGAGTGTTCACTTTCCCCGCGACCCATCCCGAAACTGGTAACCCGTTGAACCCTAATGCAAATATAACGCATGATCCAGCCACCTCCAGCGTTTCTGGTTCCATGGATGGATTTGCAGTTGGCGATATT